GCACCAAGAGGCTGAAAAGCTAATTGGAAAGCAAGCACAGGAAGTAGGCGAGGTCAGAAAGTTAGCCGATGAACTTATCAAACAGAACCTTGGTTCACGACAGCAACAGACTAGGCAGGAAGAGCCTGAAGTAGATTTCTTTGAGAATCCACAGAAGGCAGTTCAAAGGACTGTTGATAATCACCCTGACATCCTAGCGGCACGTCAAGTTACGCTAGAAATGAAAAGGGCGCAAATTCAGCAAAGGTTAGCGCAAGAACATCCCGACTTTGGCGAAATCGCTAAAGAACAGGATTTTGCAAATTGGGTGAAGTCTAGCCCTGTTCGCATTAAAATCTTTGAGCAAGCCGATTCTGGATACGATTACGACTCAGCCAATGAATTGCTATCTACCTATAAACAGCTACGCACTGTAAAAAGTAAGCAAGTAAGTGATGAGGGTGAGGTAACTCGCAAGCAGAACTTAAAGGCAGTAGGTGTTGATGTAGGTGGTTCTGGTGAATCATCAAAGAAAGTATATCGAAGGGCTGACCTTATTCAGCTTCAGTTGAGAGACCCAGATCGTTATGCTGCGCTTAGTGATGAAATCATGCAAGCGTACATAGAGAAACGGGTTCGTTAAAATTTGTTTTAGGAGATTTAATCATGGCATATCCAACACCAGCGGTAACAGTAACCACCGCAGCAACGTTCATTCCAGAAATCTGGTCTGACGAAATCGTAGCCGCTTACAAGAAAAACCTTGTTTTGGCTAACATCGTAATGAAGATGAACTTCAAGGGCAAGAAAGGTGACACTGTTCACATTCCAGCTCCTACCCGTGGTTCAGCTTCAGCAAAAGCGGCATCTACTGCCGTTACTCTGATTGCCGATACTGAGACAGAAGTTCTGGTTAACATTAACCAACACTTTGAATATTCACGTTTCATCTTGCGCCAGTTCTACACTGCTGATGCGGGCTATGCGCTTGCCAAGCAAGTAGACACTAGCTTGATCCAATTGGGTCGTGCATTCAATGGTGCTACTGTCGGTACTAACGACTATGCGACAAGCAATACATCCACCAAAGCCTTCGTTGGCGGTGATGGTACTACTGTTTATAACAGCACATCTTCCAATGCTTCCGCATTGACTGACGCTGCTATTCGTCGCACTATTCAGCGTTTGGATGACAACGACACTCCTATGGATGGTCGCTTCTTTATCATTCCTCCTTCAAGCCGCAATACGTTGATGGGTCTTTCCCGTTACACAGAACAGGCTTTTATTGGTAATGGTAATGCAATCCGCAATGGTGAAATCGGTCAACTGTATGGTATCCCCGTGTTCACAACAAGCAATGCTGATACTGGTGCTGGTAACTCCACAACAGATCGTATCTGCTTGATGGGTCACAAGGACTCTATGGTCTTGGTTGAGCAAATGGGCATTCGCTCACAAACTCAGTACAAACAAGACTACTTGGCTACCTTGTTTACATCTGACACACTTTATGGTGTGAAAGCAATGCGTACAGCCGCCACAACTGGTGCAGCTTTGTCTTCTAGCGCATTTGCGTTAGCAGTTCCAGCCTAATAGTTGCCTTTTCCCCTCGCCTTAATCGGTGGGGGGATTTTTTACATCAAGGAGATTTATTATGGCAGCAGCAACAGCAGTCGTTTCCCGCAGGGGTAATGACCAGTTCCGTGGTTTGTTTACAGACACTTGGGACGTTTCATGCACTCTTGATAGCGGATCAGTAGCTACTACTGCAACCGCTACAGACACAGTTACAGTTCCAGGCGTTGCTTTGGGTGACATGGTTATCGGTATGTCTGTTGGCGTTTCTGAAGCAGGTTTGGTTCGTAGAGCCTATGTTTCAGCCGCTAATACAGTTACTATCGTGACTTACAACCCTACAGCAGGTTCTGTAGACTTAGCATCAACTACATTGAACCTTATCGTAGGTCGTGCAGTTTAATTAAAGGGGGCTAATACCCCCCTTTTTTTGGAGTTTTTATGGCTACTTTTCGTTGTCTAAAATCGGGAACAATGGTTACTTTCACCTATCAGCATGATATTGATAGCATGAAAGGTCACGAGGGATACGTCCTTGTTGAGGAAACTCCAAAGAAAGTTGAAGACAAACCTAAGGTTGGAAGACCAAAGAAAGAGGTTGAAAATGTCGGAAATTGATCCAAGAGAATTTGGCAAATTGGAAGCTCAAGTTGAGGCTTTACAAGCAGAAGTCCACGCACTTCGCCAAGATATTAAAACGCTTTTAGAGATGGCAAACAAATCTAAAGGTGGCTTTTTCGTTGGAATGGCTATCGCCTCTGTTGTTGGCGGTATCATTTCTTTCATTGCAACCAAGCTAGTTCGATAAGGATTTATATGCCACAAGTTGGAAACAAGAAATTCCCATACACAGAAAAAGGCGAGAAAGAAGCCAAAGAGTATGGCAAGAAGAAATCTATGCCCGTTACTGTAATGATTGCTATTGGTAAGCCTAAAGCTATGCCTACTCGTGGTGGTCGTACTGCTACTAATATGATGAAAAAATCCACAAGGGGTAAATAATGGCTATAGCTGCTCCAATTACACTTTTGAATGCCGTTGTCGCTACTGGCGCATCAACCGCAGTTCAAGTCGATCCTGGTCAACCCGCATTCTTACAAGTTTCAGGCATTACAAGTGCTACTGTTGCTTTACAAGGAAGTTTGGACGGGGTAACATATTCAACGATTGGTACAGCCTTAACTGGTGATGGCATCATTACTGTGGCAAATGCGCCTAAGTATCTAAGAGCCAATTGCACAGTTTATGTAACTGGCACAATCACTGCCAAAATCATGTACTGATATGAAAACTAAAGCCCAAAAGAAGATCAGCAAAGTGATGACTGAGTTTGGCAAGGGCAAGTTGACTACCAATAAAAAGGTCGTAACTAACCCAAAACAGGCTATTGCTATTGCTTTATCCGAAGCGGGGAAGGCTAAAAAGAAATGAAACAAGGTCTCTACGCTAACGCTATGAAGACTTGTTTTTGTTGTAAAGACTCATTTGATACAACTAATTTCTTTAAGCACCATCAAACTACTGATGGTTATCATAGTTGGTGTAAGCAATGTTGCAACAAGGGTAATCAAAAATCTAGAGCAAAAGTTAATTCAACAATAGAGGGTAGGGCTAAAGTATTTCTGCAAAATGCAAAGAAATCGGCACGTTCTAGACAAAATGAGTTTGAACTAGAAATTTGGGATGTTGTTGAAATGTGGAATCAGCAAAGTCAAATTTGTGCTTATTCTGGCAAAGTTATGACTTTAGAACATGGAAAACTAAACACAGTTTCAATTGAGCGTATAGATAGCAATATTGGATACACAAAAAGTAACACTATTTTGGTATGTAATGCAATTAACAGAATGAAGTCAAACTTTGCTTTTGAAGAATTCTTTGAAATGTGCAAATCTGTTACAGAGCATTTAGGCGATGATTCCTTGCAATTACAAGTTGGAGCATATAAATGAGCGAGAAAAAAGGTTTGTATTACGCAATCAATGCCAAACAAGAACGCATCAAAGCGGGTTCTAAGGAAAAGATGCGTAAGGTTGGTTCTAAAGGTGCTCCTACTGAGGCGGCATTTAAGGCTGCGGCTAAGACCGCAAAGAAGAAATGAAATCTCCTGTTTGGCAAACAAAAGAAGGAAAAAACCCCAAGGGGGGCTTGAATGCTAAAGGCAGAGCATCGTATAATGCAGAAACAGGTGGTAATTTAAAACCACCAGTCAAGTCGGGAGATAACCCTCGTAGGGCATCCTTTTTAGCACGTATGGGCAATATGCCTGGCGCTGAGATGAAAGATGGAAAGCCTACCCGACTTTTACTTTCTCTTAGAGCTTGGGGCGCAACGTCCAAGGAAGACGCAAAGGCTAAAGCCAAAGCGATCTCTAAGAGGAATATGAAGTGAGACCAGTATCTGTCGGAATTAACCCAACAGCAAATACGCTGACAACTGTTTATACAGTTCCTACGGGTTATTACGCCAAGTTTACTGTCATGTACATCCACAACACTGGTGGAAATACAAAGAGCATTACTGTCCAATGGTATGACTCAAGCACCGCAACAACCTTGGATATTCTTACTGCATATCCCTTAGCTTCTAAAGAATACCTTGAATTTAATGGTGTTGCTTACATGGTTTTAGAAGAGGGCGATAGGATTCAACTTACTACTGAAGCGGCTAGTTCCTTCAGTTTTATTGCTACATTTGAGGTTCAAGGAGCGCAAAGAACATGACCTACTTAGAACTTGTTAACGATGTGTTAGTTCGCTTGCGTGAAAGCACAGTATCTACTGTTGGCGAAACCGCCTATTCTGCTTTGATTGGCAAGTTTGTCAATGATGGTAAGCGTCAGATTGAAGATGCTTATTCATGGAATGTCTTATCTCAAACAATTACAGTTACTACTGCTTCTGGCACAAGTTCCTATGCTTTGACAGGTGTTGGTCAGAAGTTTCGTGTTAACGATGCTATCAATACTACAAGTGTTATTACCCTAGATAACACCACTGTTGCGGACATGAATCGCAAGCTCAACTTTGGTACACCTTCACAGTCTATTCCCTCAGAGTTTTGCTTTAGTGGTGTAGATGGCAATGGCGATACAAAGATTGATTTGTTTCCAGTTCCTGATGGTGTTTATACACTTAAGTTTGATGTAACTGTCCCACAGGCTAATCTGTCTGCTGATGGCACTTCTGTCAAAGTTTTGGACTATTTGGTTGCTCAAAGTGCTTATGCTCGTGCTTTAATTGAGCGTGGTGAAGATGGTGGAACAAACTCTAATGAGGCTAATGCTTTGTTTAGAGGGATGCTCTCTGATGCTATTGCATTGGAAAGCACTCGTTATCCTGAAGACAACTTTGTGGCGGTCTAATGGCATCAGCACTCCAAAGTTACAGTCTCTCAGCACCAGGCTTTTATGGCCTGAATACTGAAGATTCGCCCCTTGATTTGGGGTCAGGCTTTGCCTTGGTCGCAACTAACTGCATCTTGGATCAGTATGGTCGTATTGGTGCTAGAAAAGGTTGGACAAGGGTTAACTCTTCCTCTGGTGCTTTGGGTGCTAACGATGTTGGCGTGATCCATGAGTTAGTCCAAAACGATGGGACTTTGACAGTTCTGTTTGCTGGCAACAACAAGATATTTAAACTTGGTACTGCCAATGCGGTGACTGAGTTGACCTATGGTGGTGGCGGTTCTGCTCCTACTATCACGGCATCCAACTGGCAGTGTGCATCCTTAAATGGAATTGCATACTTCTTCCAAACTGGTCACGATCCACTCATTTATGACCCTGCCGTAAGTACCACAACTTATCGCAGAGTCTCTGAAAAGTCAGGTTATGTAGCTACAGTTCCTCAAGCCAACATTGCTATTTCAGCATTTGGTCGCTTGTGGGTAGCTAATACATCAACTGACAAAGTAACTGTTACCTTCTCTGATCTGATTGCAGGTCATGTATGGGGGGGTGGTACTTCAGGCTCATTGGATGTATCCCGTGTATGGCCTAATGGTGCTGATGAAGTGATGGGCTTGGCAGCTCACAATGATTTCTTGTTTATCTTTGGTAAGAAGCAGATTCTTGTTTACTCTGGTGCTTCTACCCCCGCATCCCTTGTTCTAAGCGACACAGTAGGCTCTATTGGATGTATCGCAAGGGATACAATTCAAAGTATTGGTACTGATGTTGTTTTCTTGTCAGACTCAGGTGTTCGTTCATTGATGAGGACAATTCAAGAGAAGTCTGCTCCCCTGAGAGACCTTTCTAAGAATGTTCGATTTGATTTGGAATCTTCCTTGGCGGGAGAAACACTAGCGAATGTTAAATCTGTTTATTCAGAGAAGAACGCTTTTTATCTGCTTGTTCTACCTGCTACTTTGCAAGTCTACTGTTTTGATACAAAGCAAAGTCTCCAAGATGGTGCTTCCCGTATAACCAAATGGGACAATATTTCACCAACCGCACTAAGATCGTTGCGTAATGGAGACTTATACATTGGCAAGAATGGCTACATTGGTAAGTATGGTGGCTATCTTGATGATGCCTCTACTTATCGATTCCTGTACTACACCAATAATGCTGACTTAGGAAACCCTAATCAGATTTCCATTCTGAAGTCTATTACTGCCGTGGTAATTGGTGGCTCTAATCAGTTCCTCACAATCAAGTGGGCTTTTGACTATTCAGGCGCTTATCAGTCAGAGAACGTCTTTATTCCACCTCAAGGTTATTTTGAGTATGGGGTTGGCGAGTATGCGGTTGCAGACTATTCAAGCGGTATCCCAATTAAAGCACTGACAAGCAATGCTTCAAGTGCGGGTAAAATCGTACAAACTGGTTACGAAGCCACTATCAATGGCACTCAGTTGTCAATTCAGAAAATTGAACTTCAAGCCAAAGAAGGCAAGATAGGATAAACCATGTCTAATTATTCAAAATCCACTAACTTTGCAACCAAAGATAATCTTTCGCCTGGCAATCCTCTAAAGATTGTTAAAGGTACTGAGATTGATACTGAGTTCAATAATATTGCTACTGCCATAGCAACAAAGACAGATAACTCATCTGCCACCATTACTGGGGGTACGATAAATGGTGCTGTTATCGGTGGAACTTCTGCTGCTGCGGGAACATTTACCAACCTTACTGTTAGCACTGCCGCTACGATTGCTTCTGCCGCCATTAGTGCGGGAACAATCAATGGTGCGGTTATTGGCGGTTCTTCTCCCTTGGCGATTACTGGCACAAACATTACTGCTACAACAGGCTTTAGTGGCCCATTGACAGGTGCAGTCACAGGTAACGTAACGGGTAACGTAACTGGTGCTGTTACAGGAAACGTAACTGGCAACGTAACTGGAAACCTGACAGGCAATGTAACTGCAGCTACTGGTACTTCTACATTTAACAATGTGACCATCTCTGGCGCATTGGACATGGATAGCAGTACATCGGCAACCATTACTGGTTTAGCAAGCCCCACAAACGATTCTGATGCGGCTACCAAGGGTTATGTGGATGCACTGGCTCAAGGTATTGATGCCAAAGCCTCTGTTGTTGCGGCTACTACTGCAAATATCACTTTGTCTGGCGCACAAACCATTGATGGCATATCGATTGTTGCGGGTGATCGGGTCTTGGTTAAAGACCAATCTACTGCTTCTAATAATGGTATTTACTTGTGTGCAACAGGTTCTTGGACTCGCACTACCGATGCTGACACTTATGCTGAGTTGGTGGCAGCTTTTACCTTTGTTGAAAAAGGCACAACTAACGCTGATTCTGGTTTTATTTGCACAATAGATGCAGGTGGAACATTGGGAAGCACATCGATTACTTGGGCGCAGTTCTCAGGTGCGGGTCAGATTACTGCGGGTGATGGTCTTACAAAGACAGGTAACACTCTTAACGTAGGTACTGCATCCTCTAGCCGTATTGTTGTCAATGGCGACAACATTGACTTGGCTTCTTCTGGTGTAACGCCAGGCACATATCAGTCCGTGACCTTTGACACTTATGGTCGTGCAACGGCAGGAACGAATCCTACAACGATTGCTGGCTATAACATCACAAATGCTTATACCAAAACTGAAATAGATTCGATATTTGGTTCGACTACTGCGGCAGCTACTTCTGCCTCTAATGCGGCTACAAGTGCTTCAAATGCTTCAACAAGTGCCTCTAATGCCTCTACAAGTGCAAGCAATGCGGCAACAAGTGAAACCAATGCGGCAGCTTCATACGATGCTTTTGATGACAGATACTTAGGTTCTAAGTCTTCTGCTCCTAGTGTTGACAATGATGGCAATGCCCTGTTGACAGGTGCTTTGTACTGGAACAACTCAGTCAATACTCTGTATGTGTGGACAGGATCGGCATGGACTCAAGCGGCATTTACTGCCTCTGGCTTTGCTACTTTGACAGGCGTTGAAACCCTGACAAACAAAACCATTACCTTTGCTGACAATACGCTAACCAATGTTGCAAGCCTTAACACAGCACAGACATTTACAGCTACTAAGACTTTCTCAGGTTCATCATCAGCAACAGCCATTGTCCTAAGCGATGCAGCAGAGGTAGCAACAGTATCTGCAACTGCGGCTACTGGAACGATTGCTTACGACATTACCACTCAGTCTGTCTTGTATTACACAAGTAATGCAAGTGCTAACTGGACAGTTAACTTCAGAGGCTCTAGCGGTACATCATTGAATACATTGATGAGTACAGGTCAATCAATGACTGTGGCTTTCTTGGTTACTCAAGGCTCTACTGCTTACTACAACTCTGCTGTGCAAGTGGATGG